AGTTGTATCAATTTTCACAGGGTTGCGATTGGCCGTGTAACGACCATGCCTGCTTAATCGCGTTCCATTGATCGGTCGCGGTCCCCATTCCTCCTTTGTTGCTCCACTCCGTCCTCACCCCATTCCTTCGCAACAAACAGTGCTGATACTGAACGAGTTTCGCCAGCGGCATGAACAGAATCCGTTCCTCAGGCCAACCAGTCTCAGCGGCCACGGCAAATACCTGGGCGGCTAAGAAGCCGGGTTCGTCGCAGGGAGGGACTTTTTTCCGCCGACGTCTCCCATGGTATCTACCTGAGCTGCTTCCAGTTCACGGCTTTGCTCTTCGAGTCGTTTGAATGCGATTTGGAAATCCGCTGGAGTGAGTCCACCGCAGAAGATCAGTGCAGCTTCACGGAATCCTTGATCGTGGAAAGACGCCCGCACCACCTCGGGCCACGGGGCGCAGTGGGTGAACACAAATCCCATGATCGCCGATGTGAATTCCGGTGTGCCGTCTGTGGGCGTTTCGCCTTTCACCAGTGGATTGCCGGTTCTGAGGAGCACATCGTAACTGGCCAGCGAGAGCGGGCGCATGGCGTGGCCACCGACGATGGTTTCGACATCATGAAAGGCGGATGAGAGTAGTTTTTGGCGGTCGGTATCGTTCATGGCTTAGAGGTGGCGAAGGTAAAAATCTTCCACAGAGGGTGAGGCATCGAGGGGGATGAAGGCGATCTTGCCCCGTCGTTTTACACAGGCGAGTGGCACGTCCTGTTTCACCTTGTCTACCAGTCGCGCGCGATTGAGCAATGCGCACTTGATGTAGGCGAAGGGATGCTCTGGGTTGGCGAGATGCCACGCGTCATTGTGCCACGCCTCGATGAGTGCCTTGGTATCAAATTTGCCGCAATGGCTTTGAGGCTCGAAGAACCAGACCGTGCGTTCGCCCCTAATGCCGTCGCCAACAACGCGCACGAATGGCTTCTCGGCAAGTGGGATGCCCACTGCCGTCAATGCGGCGGCAAGGCAAGTATTGCTGGTAGCGGTGGAGGAAAGATGGGATACGGCGTTCATAGAGGGATCTCGTGGAGGTTAGAATCAAGCACCACCAACAGCGGCGAGGAATGGATAGTGGGTCGCGGTGAGGTCGATTTTCTCGAAGTCCTCGTTGTTGAGACTGCGGCTGACTTGCATGAGGACCGTCATGCCGCCCGTCTGTTGCAGGTGGGCTGGGATGGCATTCGATAGAGCAAGTGCGGCTCCGATCTTGCCACTGAAAGACGAGGTCTTGGCCACCAGTCCCGAGAGTTTGATTTCGACTTTCTCCTGATAGAGCGAGAGGCCGATGATTTCTCCGCTCTTGTTGAGCACAGGTTTTTCCTGGTTCGAGTAGTCGAAGGAGAGGTCGGTGATGAGAATTCCCGCTTGATCGTTCGGGATGCCCCAGTTGCCAGTAGTGCCGATGAAAGTCGCAGACATTTGCTGCTGTCGCGATGTCAACTGCATCACACGGCAGAGACCACGGCCTCGTAGCTCAGCACGGTTTCCCGACCACGAGATTCGTCTGGCGTGGTGACACTCTCGCGCTCGATCAGGTCATGAAGGCAAAACGATTCGGAATCGAGATCCTGTTGCATGGTCGCCTTGTCGCGCATGAGTAATACCAGCTTGCCCGCCCACATTGCGTGATCCTCGGCGGAGGTATCATCCACCTGGGAAAACAAGTGTACGTCCAGTTTCACGCGCGCGGTGTGAGGCATGCCGGGGATGGGCTTGGATTCGGTGGGGTTCAGAACCACGCATGGTCGCGTGCGGATGTCATCACGGCGAGCGACATGAAAGGGAACGGACTCGGGAATCTCTGGTGGACGATGATTTGCCATCCACTCAGCCAGCAATGACGATAAACGATCTTCGATCAAGTTAGGCATCTTGCTAGGATGCAGTCGTCAACCGGCACGACGACCCAGTGCTCGATTTGCGCGGTAATTGATTTTGCGTAGCGAGGTGGCGAGTGCTTTGCGCAGTCGTCCCGCTGCAACTTCCAGAGCGAGGCTGACGGTCTTGTAGGTGGTCACATCATCGATGTAGTCGAGTTTGTTTACCAGCGTAACCGATGCCTTGTCGCCAGTCTTGATCACCGCAGTGCCCGGTGCCTGCTTGTGACGAGTCGTCCACTGCACTGCTCCTCGAATCCTACCACCAATCGATTTGCCCGCATTGATCCACGAGCCTTTCGCAAAGCCGACGCGTTTCTGAATCTTGGCGATGTATGTCTCGCGCGCCTTGGGACTGGTAACGATTTGCTTGGGCTTCTCAGCACCGAGTTGTCCCCACTGATGCAGGTTCGGATCGAGACGTCCCACGGCAAGGTCATTCCAGCCGGAGCTCGATTGGCGAAGATTGTTTTCTGCGCGTTTGAATCGTCGATTCTGGATGTTGGCCCAATATCGGTCGGATGCTTGCGGGTCAGACTTGCGAAGCTCTTCGTAGGCATCAGACGGCAATCCGAACACACCCGCGATGTCTTTGGCCACGGCCTCCTCACCAATCTTGCGAGCTTTGTCAGAAAAGCCAAACGGACGTGTGTTGCGTGCCAGTTCGACGGCGAGCCCACGTGCCTCCTGCTTCACGAGTGACTCCACTGTGCGGCCAATTTTTTCTGGATGACGTCGCAGCAAGCGCACCACATCCGCCGTGCCATCGAGTCTGGCTGTGATACGCACGTCACTCATCGGTAGAGGATAGGCTGAGGGTGAGTAGTGGAGATCGCGGATGGCTGCTCACGCGTGTGATGCGATAGACGGCACCATCCACCTCAATACGTTCTCCGAGCTTCGGCAAGGCAGCAGGAAATGCGAGCTTCGGCACACGCAGGCTGAGATCTGGTGAATCGACGAAGCCGCCAATATCGAGTTGCTGCTCGTTGCGATTGCGACTGACCAGCACAAGCAGGTTGATGCCGTTCCACCGCGCCTTCACTCCATGTTCCTGGAGAAGTTGCTGCAGGTCGCTGAGAATGTCGGATTCGAGGGACATGCTTTGTTGGGCATGTCAAATTCAGAAGTTTTTTCTCGTGGTGCAGCTAGGATATGAAATCAATTCGTGTATTTAGCATAGCAGAAGATTAATCAATGTTTCCCTCCCTTAATATGCATAGTATATTTAGGGTTTTGCATAAAGAAATGACTCTTTTGGTGTTATAATTTCCGGATTGGATATCCACCCGCTGTTTCCACCTTGTCCTCCGTATACAATCATACTATTTCCAGTCCATACTGCAGTGTGTTTTACTCTAGGGTATAAGCTAGAATAAGAATTCGGTCGTAAAATATTCCAAGTGTCCCTTGATGGGTTGTAACGAATGCCTGATAAGAACTGGCCTGTACTGCCGCCCCAGATAATCATTTCATTTCCTGTCCACACAGCTGTATGATCTTGACGTCCTAAATTTAAAATGTCGTTTGTAGAGGTAGTCGCCCAAGTGTTATTTGTGGGGTTGTAGCGGCCTCCAGTATTTAATGATAATCCGCCGCTCCCTCCCCAAATAATCATTTCTTGACCAGTCCATGTGGCTGTATGCTGATACCGTGCTGATGGTGCTCCTGATGTAGATGTAGATACCCAATTATTTGTTACAGGGTTGTAGCGTGCACCGGTGTTGTAGTTTATGCCACCACTGTTGCCACCCCAAATAATCATTTCTTGACCTGTCCAAACTACAGTACTACCAAAGTGCAATGGCGCAGCCCCAACATTACTCATAGTTGTCCAAGTATTGCTAGTGGGGTTGTAGCGTCCGCCATCAAAAGTAAAGCTATCGCCTCCCCACACAATCATTTCAGAACCCGTCCAAATACCAACGCGATTTGATCTAGCGACTGGTGCCCCAGTTGTTGATGTTGCCGTCCATGTATTATTGACGGGATCATATATGCCACCACTGTTAAAACTTTGTGAATTCATATTATATCCACCCCATATAATCATTTTGCTTCCTGTCCACACACCTACGTGACCTTGACGAGCACCTGGAGCATTGGTTGTTGACATAGTAGACCATGTATCATTCGTCGCATTATATCTGGCGCCACTATTGAATAATGTCCCCGCATTGTTATTAATTCCACCCCAAATAATCATCTCGCTTCCTGTCCATACAGCAGTGTGCGCAGATCTTGGTGCATCACCAGAGAAATCCTTGATATCTCGGCTAGTACTTAAATTCAAAAGCCCGACTTTAGCAAATCCCTGAACTTCTAAGTCTGGGCGTTCTTGAGTTGTCATTATGACATGGCCTTCTCTTGACGTTGCATCAGTTAAAGCACCATTGGCTATTTTATCTACTGTGATTGCACCATTATCTACAGTTGTTGCTATCGCAGAACGTAATGAATTTTGTGAATTTAAAGCAAACGGCACCGCAAGCACTCTTTGTCTTGCCCCTTGTGTCACTCCATCAACCGTGATGGCCATCCACTGTTCGCTGGCATTTCCTAGCGCATCAGCAATGCCGCCAGTGCCGTAGCGATAGGTTGCGGCGATAGTTCGTCCTGCGGTTGGTGCGCTGGCGTATGTGGCGGTGATGGTGCCTGATGCATACTCGACGCGGAAGGGAATCACGGGTGGGGCAATCGTGATCGTTGCTCCTGTGGTATATCCACTTCCTGCACTGGTAACGTTGATCCCTGTGACAACTCCATCGGTCAGGGTTGCGGTGGCGGTGGCTCCTGTGCCGTTGCCAGAAATGGTTACCGTTGGCGCGCTGGTGTAGCCAGAGCCTCCATTGGTGATGGTCGCTCCAATCACAAAGCCGACAATGGTGTTTGCCGTTGCAGTTGCTCCCGCACCTGGATTGCCCACCGATTGACTCCACGAGTTGGTTCCATCAGTGACGGTAATCGAATTGTTCACCACGGACGAATTCGCCAGCGCTTTGGAATAGACCAACGTGGTGCCTGCTGTGGTGCCGATGGTTTCGGTCACTTGCTTATTGCTAGTCCCTGCAGAACCGAACTGGAAACTGTATACGCCATTGCTATCGAGCGTGACCGCGCCGATGGTTTCGCTATAAAGCAGATTGCCTCCTGTAGCAGCATCGAAGATGTCGATGGAGAAGTTTTTGCTACCCGTCACAGCAGCACCATTGGCATCGGTGAGACGGCCTTGGTAGTTGATCAGGCTGGGAACTTGACCGCTGGCGAGAAGCGCGGTAGATAAAGCGCAAAGAAACGCGAGGATGGGTGTTTTCATAAGGGTGATTGTATCGATGTTGAGAATTAAGGAAGGATGACTTCGACGCGGAAGAAGCAGTTTTTGGATGGTTGATCGGTAAACAAAGGGCCGCTGGTGATCGCAGCTTCATCGAACTGGAAGGTGTATACTCCGCCATCGCCTTGGATGGTGCGCTGCAAGTGCCAGTTTCCGAGATTGCGCGAAGCAAAGACCTTGTAGGTGCGGCCGCTCACCGTGGACAAGGGCATCGAAAACACGCTGCCATTCTTGGTGCCCTCAGGGCGGAACACGGATGCCTTAGAGTTCGGATTGGTGCCCGCAAGGAATTCCATCAGATTCGTTGTGCCATCGCCATCGGCATCAGCGAGAGGATCGGGCGTCTGACCAGAGAAATGCTCCAGTTCCCAAGAATCCGGCAGTCCGTTTCCATTGCTGTCCTGATTCGGGCTACCACCGGAAAACAACACCTCGATCAGACCTTGGCGGTTGGTATTGGTGCCCGTGGTGAAAGATCCCGTCGCCACGATGCTGCCCAGAGAGGCATGATTGCTCAAATTACCCACGGCGACCTTACCGCCTCCGGAATCGATCTGCGCGCAGGCCCATGTCGTCATCAGTAATGTGCATCCTATTGTGGCAAAATTCATGTTGCTAGATTAGTGACGAATCAACAAGGCGTCCAGACAAAATCCTGCACTAGAGACAACAAAATCGACACATGTGAATGTTTGAGATTTGCTCCGTAGGTCAAATCAAAATTTACCTGTAGCGCAGATTTCAAACAAATCACCCCCTCCCAGTTTTCCGAGAGAGGGTGATTTCTGCAATTTGCGATACGCTTACGGTTTGACGATCCGCTTGAGGGCATCGGTCTTGGCAGGAGCGAATCCGTAGAGACACTCCAGTGTGACGAAGATCTTGTTCGCACGCGTGTCGGTGAAGCGCAGGTAGCCGAATGTCATGCCGGTGGCTGGATCGGTGACGGCACCGGACTCTTGGTAATCAGCCACGGGTTGCAGGTAGCGCATGGCCACGGCAACGGCGCTGGAATGCGCAGCAAAGCCGACGAGCTTTTCCGCGTGATCCGAGGGAATCAGAGTTGTCTCGTGGAGGTTGAATCCCGCGATGCGTTTGACCATACCTTCCGTAACGGCTGGGGCGTTGAGATTGAGATTGAAGCTCTTCGCCACGATGTCATCCGCCAGCATGCTGGTATAGTAACCAGAATCGAGTACCAGCGAACGAGGGTTGGGTGGCATCTTGGCATTGCCACAGGCTTCACGCAGACTGAGCACTTTTTTGTAGTCGAAGGCCGTGGCGGCGAGTGCCGTGATTCCTGGAGCTCCGAAGTTGGCTGTGGTGATGCAGCTGAAAATGTCCACGAGCACGTCTTGGGCCAGTTGCTGGGCGGCGGCTTCGACGAGAGTTTCAAGCACACCCATCGCAGTTTCCGCTGACTCCTTGGCAGTGACGTGAACGGTTTTGTATTTGTGACGGTTTAAGGTCACAGGCACAACGGTGACGGTGGAATCCGCGTTGGCAGAATAATCACCGGCGAAGTCACTTGATGTCGATGGCGCACCGACGAGGGGCACGCGCACGGTATCGAGCTTGTCCGCTGGTAGGGGACTGAAGTCGGTTGAAAATGCGGTCACCGGCAGGAGATTGGCGGTGAATGGCATGAGCGCCCGCTGGGCGACTTTGATGTCTTTGACGTTGGTTAGGGTATTGGGCATGGCGTGCGATTAGGCTTGGTGTTTGAGGATGAGGGCTTGTTGTTGAGGAGTGAGGCCGCGCCAGAATGCGGTCTGCTCCGTCGGGTCCTTGATGGCAGTGAATTGGGCGTGAAGGTCGGCGGATTGGGTGGATTCTCCGGCGGGAGTCACTTGCGCTGGTTTCGTCGTGCCAGTGGAGGCGACCACTCGTGCCACCTCGATTTGCAAACGCTTGTCGAAGTCAGTCTGGGATGCCTGAAGGTCTGTGACCTGTTTGCGCAGCGTAGTGACCTCGGCACTGGCGGTATCGCGCTCGGCCTTGAGGGTATCGATTTCGGCAGTCAGCAATTCCACTTCGCCCGTCAGGCGTTCGGCATGCGCTGATGCTTCGGTGAGAAGTTCGGTTTGAGCTTGGTGATCCCGCTGGATGGTTTCCACCTGGGTGCGGGCTTCGGCGAGTTGGTCTTCGAGTGTGTCGGTCATCGCACGGGAAGTCGTGTCAACCGCTGCGTAGTAAACGCGGAGCCTTCGCATGGCCTCGTTGCGATCCGGCACCATGCCTGCGAGATTGTGACGTTGAGCTTGGCGACCGCTGAAGGTTTGTCCTTCCATGGCTTCTGCTGGAATGGCGCGTCCGCGAGAGAGAA